CCGCGACGTCGCACCGCCCCGCGAATCAATGACCCGCAGCATATCCATGAACTGCCGAGTGTTTTCCCCGCCGCGTTCGCTGCCGTACAGGGCCTGATTTCCGAAACGGATTTTCTCTAGTGTCGGGATCGCATTGCGCGCATCCTCGACGTTTCCGAACGCCGCAAGTGCATCACGCATGAGTTCCACGGCTGCGACCTGGGAGGTTCCATATCCCCGCACAGTTCGCGCGAAGCCTAGGGCTTCGCGTGTCGCTTTCTCGCCGAGGCCGAGACCTTCGACGCGGGCCGTTTCGGTCTGCATTTCCTGCGCAGCGCGAACGCCGGAGACGACGGGAACGATGCCAGCCGCCGCTACCGCGCCAACGCGAACCGCGCCGAATTGCAGACGGCTTGACGCCTGTTCTGCACGTCCGCGTCTTGCCTCTGCCTGCCGAAGCCGTAAGGATGCGGCGCGCGCGCGGTCTATTGAGTCGGTGAGAAGATTATAGCGTCTTACGGCCCCGTCGATAGGACGTCCCGCAGAGCCAAAAGAGGCGATTTCTTGCTTGAGTTGCCTTTGTTCGCGCTGCGCGCCCCGCATGGCGTCGCCGATCTGACGAAAGCCGTTTTTTGTGCTGGAGAGCGCATCGCGCAATGATCCGTCAAGCAAGCCGCCGATAATGATAGACGCCTTAAGGCGCTTTTCGGCCATTTACTTTTTTGCCTTCGGTAGCTTGCTGATCGCGTCTAAAAATTCAGAAGTTGAAAGCGTGAGGCAATCGGACAGTCCCCAGTGACAGAACTGCCCGAGAGCCATGCAGCCGGAAAGGAGGTATTCCCGGCTTAGTCGAGGAAAAAACTGAAGCCCACCGCAACACGGTTATAGTCCCGCAGCGGAAGGGCATCGAAGTTTTCCGGCGTCAGGCCGTCAGCCAGGGCGGCAAAAAAGCGGACTTCACTGTCCGCGACTGCCTTCGGGGAAGCATTGGCGGACGTCTGAAACCGCTTCTGTTCGCCTGTGGTTGGCTCCCGCAGCGTGATCGTTTCACGCTTCACGCCGTCAAAGTCCTTCGGACGCGACAGGGTGACAGTGACGGCGCTGCCGTCGTCGGAAACGTTGATGTAATCGGGGATTTCGCGGTTCGGGTTCACGATGAAATTCTTTCAGAATGCAGAAGGATGATAGCGGCGCGCGTCGTGCGCGCCTGCCGGTCACATGCCGATGGCGGCGCGGATATCAGAGAGGCTATCAACGCCCCCCTTGTTCCAAATCATGTTGATGACGTCGATTTCTTCCACCAGAACGCCCCCGAACGTGTCGGAGTAATAAAGGAGGTTCATCGAGATTTTGAGGTTGGACTGCTGGCCCGCCTTGTGCGTTCCTTCGTCCTTTTCCAGAACCTTCCCGCGCATGATGACTTCGCGGGCGGTAATGGTTCCGTCCCATCCCTCATAAGCCTGACGAATGATAAAGGATGCGTCCTGCCCTTCGCGGGCATAAACGGAGCCGAGAAGAGCGGGGTCGAACGAGATAACCGAGAAATCGGTATCCAGCGGGTTCATTCCCGTTGTGAGTTTCAGGGCCACGTCAAGGCCGCCAGCGCGGAATTCTTCCGTGTTCGCGGTGATCTTCGGCGGGTTCCATTCCGTTACGCTGCCCGCGTAAGACTTGCCACCGAAAAACAGGTTCTGATTCTTGAGGACAAGGCGAGGTCCGGCCATCAGTTAGAGGTCCCGTTACTGAAAATTGTGGTGATGTAGTCGTCGTTGATCGAACTACGGAACGTCAGACGCTCGCACGGATAGACCGGACCAATATCGAAATCGAAATAGACCTGCCCTGACTTGACGGCGGCTGCCGTGTTCAGAGCGGTATCGGCCCAACACTTGCCGCCGGTGATCGCTCCGGAAGCCGTAAGCTGCCGCAGATAGGAATTGACGTACTGGACGACCTCGGTAACGAAATTTGTCGTGATGCCAGCGTCAACATACTGAAGAACTGCCGACATAAGGGACGCATTGATGACGTCCACGGTCCGGGTGACACACAGAAAAGAGCCGTCGAGGGCGCGATTTCCCCAGGTCGTGTAACCCTTCGGGGTGCGCACGATTGTCGTCACATTCGAGCTATTGAGCACATTCGCCTGACACGACTGGGACCCGAGAACGAAATCAATCGGACGCGAGAGACCCAGAACACCATTCAGGGCCTTATTGGATACACTGACCCAAAACCCTTCCGAGGCGTCAACGGCTGCTTGCTTCGCCGCGAACTTTGCCGATGGGGGGAAAGCCGCATTAACGCCCGCATTGTTCTCCTTGATGATCCAAGGGTCAACCAGCATGATCCGCGCGCCACCGACCGCAGCCGCGTCAATAGCATCAGTTGCGTTCGTGTCCGGCCCGTCAATATACGCGACAGCCCCAAGCGTATTCGCGATACTTTTCAGTTCAGCCATAACGGCATTCTGCGCCGTCGCGACAATCCCGGAAAAGGCTGCCGCAGCGCCCGAACCGGCGCTTCCTGGCATCGAGAAAGACGGCGTTTCATACCCGCTACCGTTGGATGTCACGGTAACAAGCGAAACGGTTCCATCAGAGCCGACAGTGACAGTCGCAGCCGCCCCGCTTCCCGACGCGGCAGAGATAGTTAGGGGATAGGTTCCCTGCGTGTATCCGCTGCCGCCATTCGTGACAGATACCGAAATGATGCCGTTTTTCTGTTCCTGGTGCGTCCATCCGGGAGCGCACAGAAGACGCGGACGCTTGCCAACGGCAGACTCCGCCGCCAGAAGGCAATGAACACCTGTATAATCGCCAGAAGACGAAAGGCCACCGACCACGTTCGGAATGGTAGCAATATCGTAGGATGAAACTGTTTGACTGCCGCTTGACGCGACCGCCTCGACCCGGACAGCCACGACTACGGGGGCGCACTCGTCAAGAATATCCGAAAATGCGGGAAACAGGGTTCCGACGTCGCCCTGATTTGCAGGCGCGTTCGCCGTCAGCCCAGCAATAAGCGGAACGTCGTCGCCAGAAACGAGAACAGGTGTATCGAGAGGCCACAAGTCCGGGTCGGCATAAGGTGCCGTTCCCACGAGACCAATAACGGCGGTTTCAATCGTCGCTGCGCTTTGACTTGCGCTTGCAACGTTCTGAACCTCTGCGCCGTGCAAAAATCCACTTGGCATAGTGAAAAAATATCTCCGAGTTGATGGAGATAAAGTAGTGGGGCGGGCTATGCCGCTCCACTGGATTTCGGGAATGATTTATATTTACCCCCGAAGTGCCAAAACTTCCTTTCTCAACGCCTGAACTTCCGCGACCAGATACGGGATGATTTCGGATGTATCGACATGCTGCGGCTTGATGATGCCCTTTTCGTCAATGGCATCTTTCTCCCCCACGACTGAATTCGGCAGGACGTCAGACAGTTCATGCGCGATGAAACCCGCCTGCCTGCGCCCGTCAATCTTCCAGTCAAATTCTACAGGGCGAAGGCGGTCGATCACGCTGCCGGTTCGGTCGGATGAAAGAGTTTCAACATTCTCTTTCAGTCGATAATCCGAAGTCGTGGCATATTGAACAGCCGAGCCCTTGCAGATAATAGAGCCGATCGAAGACGTCCCTGCGCCTTGCGTATAAAAGGCAATAATCGCACCGTTATTAATGCCTGTTCCAATATACAAAGGAATATCATTGGGATTATATTGATAAATTCCACCACCACTATAAAACCATCCCTGAACCTTGGAATAAATAGGGTTATACCCGCTACCACTCGTTCCGCTAAAGTCGTCGGTGCCGTGACCAATGCTTACATTGCCACTAACCGCCGCATTCCCGGAAACTCCCATTCGGTTGGTAAATTTAACCGTGTCGCTATCTTGGCTAGCAATGGTGTCAGTGTAGAGCTGCGCCCCCGCGATATGCACATCGCCAGTAAACGTCCCGCCGCTCTTGTCCATCTTGGACGCCTGCAATGCACTATCCGCAGTGGCACGTGCGCTGGCTTCGCTCGAAACATCCGTGTACCACGCAAGATCCGTGCCGCCACCGTCATACCCAAAATAGGCCCGACCGGTGCCGCCGTTCAGGTGCATCCCGACGCCGTGCTTGTCCCCGGCAGCCA